ATAAACACACACGTGTTAATTCTGTCTCACCATTATTTGAGTCTGGTAAAATATATGCTCCACAAGATATGGAATTTGCACAAGAAGTAATTGAAGAATGTGCAGCTTTTCCTTACGGAGACCATGATGACTTAGTCGATTCTATGACTCAAGCAGTGATGAGATTTAGACAAGGTGGATTAATTGAACACCCTGAAGATTATGAAGATGAACCTTTACAACAGACTCCAAAAGTGTATTATTAGTAATTATGGCAATAGACGAAAACGACCCAAGATTAAAAGACATGCTCAGAGCTATTGAGCTGGGTGATATACCTGAAGATTTACCGGCCGACCCTGAAGATTATGATGATATGGGTGGTATTAAATCTTTAGATAGAGGTGCGCCATCAATTAAAATGGCATCAGAAACAGGTGCAGAAGAATTTGAATTAGAACTGGGTACAGTTATATCTGAATACAATGATTTAAAATCAAAAGGTGATCCAGCTGTTAGAGATATTTCTTTAGAACAATACATTGATATGTACCTTTCTAAAAAGAAAATGATGGAAGAGAATAGAGCTATGGCTATGGGTGGTGGTATGATGAGAATGAATTATGCTGATGGTAATCCTGAAAAACTTTATGATAATGTTTTTGATGCTAGAGAAGCAGCAGATAATGAAGATAGAGCAAATATTAGAGATATGGCAAAAACAAGTATTCCAGTTAAGAAAACAAATAATTCAATAGATTTAGATATTGAAGCAATCAAAAAATTAATTGAGAAAAGAAAAAAAGAAAAGAAAAAACTAGCTATGGGCGGTATCGCAGGAGTCCTGTAGTGCCTGACAAAGCTCCACCTAAAAAACCTAAAAACTTTACAAAAATGTTAGACATGCTTAACAGTGAAGCAGCTGTTAATACTTTGTCTCCAAAAACTTATGCTGACATGGTTGGTATATTTTCAAGGAAAGCATATGTAAATGGAGAGCTAGAATTAGATGAGTATTTAAGAATTGTTAAACCATTATTTGGTGAAACAGGTGAAAAGGTAACAAAGAAAATAGACGACTATAGAACCAATATGTTAGATGGTGGAGATACAGAATATAATGCAATGGTTACAGGTAAGTATATTGAACTAGGTGGTCAAGAAGGAACTGGTATGGATATAGATACATTTGCAGAAAAATATTTTCCTAAATTTGCTGATGGCGGCCGAGCACAATTTGGTACAGGCTCCCTGGATCCTGATGCAGAATTAAGTAAAAGAGTAAAAGAACTTATGGACGACGAAGAGAATCCTTTATCATTTGGTGAAGCAGTAAAACAAGCAATGAAGGAAACAAGAAAAGATCAAGGTAATGGTACAATGCCTAAATCTGAAAAATGGATGAGAGATTATTTCTTCGATGGTAAAGGTGGATATGATGATAGAATGTCATATAAAGAATTTGCCTTAGGACCAGGACAAGAATTATACAAAAAATTAGGTAATGACTAAAAGGCTTACTAGAACAATTCCTCCGGAATCAGGGCCCATGCCTCAGGGGTTGAATATTAATTATAATGGTGTTAAACAGATAAAACTTACGGAGAAAAAATATAATGGCAGATATAGACAAAGCACTTCCAAACGAAGTTCGAAAAACAGTTAGCATTCCTGGTGAAGAAGAACTTCAAGAAGAGATTAGTGAAGAAATTACATCACTTGAAGAATCACCTGATGATCTTGAAGTTTTAGAAAATGAAGATGGATCAGTAGATATAAATCTTGATCCTGCTGCAGCATCTCCAGAAGGTGGTGATGAACATTATGCAAACTTAGCAGAATTTTTACCCGATGATGTACTTGGAAGATTAGCATCAGATTTATCTAGTAAGTATCAAGATTACACTTCTTCAAGAAAAGATTGGGCACAAACTTACACTCAAGGTTTAGACCTTTTAGGTTTTAAATATAATAATAGAACAGAACCTTTCGCAGGAGCATCCGGTGCAACTCACCCAGTTCTTGCAGAAGCTGTAACTCAGTTTCAAGCATTAGCTTATAAAGAATTATTACCAGCAGATGGACCAGTTAGAACTCAAGTAATGGGTTTATCTACACCAGAAAAAACTCAACAGGCTAGCAGAGTAAAAGATTTCATGAACTACGAGTTAATGGAAAAAATGAAAGAGTATGAACCAGATTTTGATCAGTTATTATTTAACTTACCATTAGCAGGTTCTGCTTTTAAAAAAGTCTATTATGACGATATGGAACAAAGAGCTGTAAGTAAATTTGTTCCTGCAGATGATTTAATTGTTCCGTACACAGCTACCTCATTAGATGATGCGGAAGCAATTATTCATCGTGTTAAAATTTCTGAAAACGATTTAAGAAAACAACAGGTTGGAGGTTTCTATAAAGATATAGATATAGGAAGACCTGGAGATAAAGAAACTGAAGTTGAAAAAAAAGAAAGAGAACTAGAAGGAGTAACAAGAACTACAAACGAAGATGTTTATACATTATTAGAATGTCATATTGATTTAGATCTTGAAGGATTTGAAGACATGAATCAAGAGACTGGTGAGCCAACAGGAATTAAAGTCCCATTTATTGTTACACTTGAAGAAAATTCACGAGAAGTTTTATCTATTAGAAGAAACTATGAAATAGGTGATGCAATGAAAAAGAAAATTAATTATTTTGTACACTTTAAATTTTTACCAGGTTTAGGTTTTTATGGTTTTGGTTTAATTCACATGATTGGTGGATTATCAAGAACTGCAACTTCTGCATTAAGACAATTATTAGATGCAGGAACACTATCAAATTTACCTGCAGGATTTAAAATGCGTGGTATTAGAATTAGAGATGATGCACAATCAATTCAACCTGGAGAATTTAGAGATGTAGATGCACCTGGTGGAAATTTAAGAGATTCATTTATGATGCTTCCATTTAAAGAACCTTCAGCTACATTATTAAATCTAATGGGTATTGTTGTACAAGCTGGGCAAAGATTTGCATCAATTGCAGATTTACAAGTTGGTGATGGAAATCAACAAGCTGCAGTTGGAACAACAGTAGCTTTATTAGAACGTGGTTCTAGAACCATGTCTGCAATTCACAAAAGAATTTACTCTGCTCTTAAAAATGAATTCAAACTTTTAGCTAGAGTATTCAAGTTATATCTACCATCGGAATATCCGTATGATGTAGTTGGGGGTCAAAAAACGATTAAACAATCTGACTTTGATGATCGAGTAGATATATTGCCAGTTGCTGACCCTAACATTTTCTCACAGACACAGCGTATTTCACTTGCGCAAACTGAACTCCAACTGGCACAATCTAACCCACAGATGCATAATATGTATCAATCATATAGAAATATGTATGAAGCTTTAGGTGTAAAAAATATTGATTCAGTTTTAATTAAACCAATGCAACCAATGCCAAAAGATCCGGCGTTAGAACATATTGATGCTTTAGGTGGAAAACAATTTCAAGCGTTTCCAGGTCAAGATCATAGAGCTCATATCACAGCTCACTTAAATTTTATGGCAACTAACATTGCTAGAAATAATCCAATGATCATGGCAAGCTTAGAAAAAAATATTTTTGAACATATTAGTTTAATGTCTCAAGAACAAATTGAGTTAGAGTTTAGAGATGAATTAATTCAGTTACAACAAATGCAACAGATGGCTCAACAAAATCCACAAATGGCTCAACAAATGCAAATGCAAATTCAACAGATGACTCAAAAAATTGAAGCAAGAAAAGCTCAATTGATTGCTGAGATGATGGAAGAATTTATGAAGGAAGAAAAAGAAATTACTTCACAATTTGACAATGATCCTATTGCAAAACTAAGAGCAAGAGAATTAGACCTTAGAGCAATGGAAAATGAACGTAGAAAAGAACAGGATCAAGAAAAAATTGACCTTGATAAAATGAAAGCTATGATGAATCAATCAAATCAAGAAGAAAAACTTGAACAAAATGAAGATTTAGCTAATTTAAGAGCTGATACATCAATTCAAAAAACTGTTTTAAGTAAAACTTTGCCTAATGCAAAAGATATGATGCCAAATGTCGAAATTATTCGTAGTGGAAACGAATAATAATGACAAAATAGTAAAAAAAGGTTACTATAAATTAACTAAGGAGAAAAATTATGGATAAATTAGATAAAATTGTTGAAATCAAGTCAGAAGACAAAATGAATCTTGAAATTGACCCTAGATCTAAGACTACAGCAGATGGTGCTTTCAACTACGTCGCAAAAGGTGAAGAAGTTGAAGTAAGAGGCACTAAAAGAATGCTGAAAGAGAAGTCTAAAAAAGCTAGATGGATCTAACATGTGGTTTTCGGCAATTAAATTAGCCGTCTCTGCTGGTAGTAAGATTTATGCTAACAAGCAAAAGACTAAAATGGCAATGTCAGACGCACAGTTAATGCATGCATCTCGTATGGCCGAAGGAAAAGAAGCTTACCAAGGAAAATTGCTAGAAGCTCGTCAAAATGATTATAAAGACGAATTTATTTTATTAATTTTGTCTGCGCCAGTATTAATTTTGGCCTGGGCAGTCGTAAGTGAGGACCCAACAGCGATGGACAAAGTAAAATTGTTTTTTGAGATGTTTTCTGAGCTTCCAAAATGGTTTACAAATCTTTGGATACTTGTAGTGGCGAGTGTTTATGGTATAAAGGGAACACAAATATTTAAAAACGGAGGAAAAAAATAATGAGAAAAAAATTTGGTAATGGTGGTAATGGTTTAACTAAAGCACAAAAAACTTTACCCCCTGAGTTAAAGAAAAAAATTTTAATGGCTAAAAGTAAAAAGAAAAAACCTAAATCAAAATCAATGATGAAAAAAGCAATGGGTATTGCATAATGGCAAAACTCTGTGCAAAAGGAAAAGCAGCCGCTAAAAGAAAATTTAAAGTATATCCTTCTGCATATGCTAACATGTACGGTTCAGCCGTATGTTCAGGTAAAGTTACACCAGGTGGTAAAAAGAAAACTAGAAAAAAAGCTGCTAATGGTGGTTTAATGACAATGGATAATTATTATCAAGGTCTTGTCTAATGTCTTTAAGAAAATGGGTATCGGAGAAATGGGTAGACATTGGAGCACCAAAGAAGAAGGGCAAATATCAACCATGCGGAAGATCAAAGGGGAGCAAGAGAGCATATCCAAAATGCGTTCCACTTGCAAAAGCCACACGGATGACAAAAGGACAAAAGGCATCTGCTGTCAGCAGAAAAAGATCAGCAGGTAATCCTGGAGGAAAGCCAACTAACGTTGCAACATTTACAAAAAGAAAAAAAGCATCTACTGGTGGTAAAATGCAATCATATAATGGTCCAGCAATTAACTCTAATTATGGTGGAGTAAATTTAAATAATTCATCTTATGCAAAATACTACAAAGGTATGATTTAATGAATTTAGAAAAAGATTTAAAAGAATTAAGAAGACAAAAGCAATTAAAAGAATCTGCTATTGCTCAACTTAGAAAAAGAAGTAAAGACTCTAATGCTAGACCTAGAGCAGAAAAAAATA